TCTATCTTCCTGCGTTTGGCAGGGTTAGTATAGTACTGCATACTTTCCTGTTGTTGTTTGGCTTCCTTCGCTTGCTGCTCGTTGCTCATCTTGGCGTTCTAATTCAAATTGTAGGTGAGCGATGGCCTTGCGGATGTCATCGCAGATAGGGTTGTGAGGTTTCTTACCTGCTCTCATTAGGTAGGTAAGGGCAGTTCCAAGATTGTAATTATCAGGTTGGAAGTCCATTACCACATCCTTCGCCTCTATCTTCAACGTCTTGCCGATGTAGTACTTTGGTGTCATTAGCCAAAGGTACATCATCCCAATAAATGTAGATGTGGTCGTTCATAGAATTATTTATTAACAAAATTTGCGTATGTCAATTTTATTTTGTTTTTTTTACAAGTTAACTTGATTAGTTACTTAACTTAATCAACTCTTAAGTTAACTTAAGTTAGTAATTAGTCAACTTATAACTTAACTAACAACTTAAATCAACTAAACAAGGAATTTGCGTTCTAACGCATCCAAATACCTCAAGGTAGGCAATCCCCTATCTTTTGCATTTAAACGCAACAGAAGCCAAATAAACCTACTCTACGAGCTTGTCTATCCACTTCCTGATGAAGTACGCAGCGACAAGGATAAGCCCAAGCGTAACTGCTGCCCCTTCAAAAGTCCATCCCCTCTGCTTCTTCTCCTTCGTTAGAATCTTGGTCTGAGTTACTCGGATGGTATCGGGCAAGCAAGTTGCCTCAACGTACACCTTTCGGTCTATGTACTGAAGCTGAAGCCTTACCTTGTCTTGGTAGATTGTCGTGTCCTTGTAGAGTTCCAATGTGTCGGTCAGGTACTTTGTCTGCGTGACAATTACCGTGTCCCGAACAACTACACTCTGAAGGACGGGTTTCACAGTAGCGCAACTGCTAACTACCGCAAGAGTCGCAGTCAGCAGGATTGTCCACATTGCAAGTCGGTTGGGGTTTAGTTTCAAGGGAGTCAAGCCATTCATCAAAAGAGGAGGTATTTAGTTTTGCCATTGTGCTTTACTGCTTTTAGGATTTGTTTTCGGTTCTTGGTATTAGAATAACTAACGTGAACCCACGATGGCGCAGTATCAGAGCCAAATTCCCAAATGAGTTGGTCAAAGTCTAAATTGTCCTTTACCCAATGGAACAACACATCATTGCCACCATCAAACTTTAAGTCAGCCGCTTGCCCTTGCGTATGCTGCGAGGTCTTTGCCCCCCCTACTTTGCTATTCACCGCAGGGCTGCGGTATGCACTCGTTACTTTCACCGCACCTAATGCATCTCTCGTGGGTTGTAAGACCTTTTCTGCAAGCGCACGGAGGTTGGGTTCCAAGTGCTTGGGTAAAGCGTTAGGAAGCCCTGTTTTTGTAGCAGTCAATTCTGCGAGAGTAAAGTTCTTGGTCATCGCCCTTGTGACTTGTAGGGCTTGGAGTAGTTCTTACTCGCCTTATTAGCAGATGCACTCTTGGAGTGCTTGCCTCGCTTCTTGCTCTTACTTATTCGTTGGCTTACCGCCTGCGTCTTCGCCATCTTTAGGGTCTTTCAAAAACATAAGGGCAAATGCACCCATCATAAACGCACTCACCTCCGTGAGCGTGGCCTTCTCGTAAAACACAAGCACAAAACAAAGGCCGATAATAATCAGCCCAAGTAGAGTAGTCTTCGGATTGCCGAAGATTCGCTCAATTAGCACCTTTGTCCCGCTTGTAGTCCCTTCGCCACTTCCAAAGAGTGTACGCAAGTGAGGTTACAAGTACGGCTAAACCCAACATTTGGTGGGCGTAGCTTACGAGAAGTCCTGCTCCCGTTAAAGACCAAGACGTGATAACGCTATCGGCAGATTCTTTTGTCATCACTCACCAAACTCAATCGTTGGCAGTTTGTGGAGTTCCTCTAATGCCTTCACGATGTTGGTCACCTCAACCAAGTTGAAGCAGCCCTTTGCGATGGCGATGTTCAAGGCTTCGGTCGTGACTTGTAGTGCTACTGAATGCTCCATTAGAAAGGCAACGGGGTATTGACGGGTGAAACGGGGGGAGTGATAAGAGAATCAATTTGTCCTTGAATGCAAGCCTCAAGATTGGCAACGCCATCAACGCCAAGTTCCTCTTGAACCCAACCGATAACGATTTCGTTGGTAAGGTCAGCGTAAGGGATAAACTCCGATACTGACTCGGTAGAGAATTGTGCGGTGCTTGAAAGGCTTGCGGTGTACTCGCCATCAACGCCAACCACTTCGTAGTTTGCGATTACAACGTAGTCAGATTCGGTGCCGATGGTTTCGGTGTAAAGGGCAGTTACTGCCCAAGTGTAAGTTGTCATTATGCTTTTAATAAGATTTTGTATGCGGTTCCGTTGATAATTACCGACCAAGTTCTATCTGATACGACTACTTCCGTTGCGACTGCTCCTGCGTTAGTTGCTGCGGTACCAACTACAAATTGGTTGTTTCCTGTTGCTGCTGCGCCCGAGCCTAAAATTACTGAACCCGAAAAGTTTCCGCTACTTGTGTTGATACCTAACGCAGTATTGTTCGCGCCCGCTATGTTGGCTGACAAAGCATTAACGCCAACTGCGGTGTTAAAACTTCCCGTAGTGTTTGAGGTTAATGCAGAGGTGCCAATCGCTACGTTGTTTGAAGCCGTGCTCAACTTCAACGCTTGGTAACCGATGGCGGTAATACTCGTGCCACTCGTGTTGGTTTGCGCGGCTTCAAAGCCAAATGCTGTGTTGTTTGCAGCCGTGTTAGCGCTTAATGCCGAAAATCCAACTGCGGTGTTGTTATTACTCGTTGTATTTGAAGTTAAAGCGCTACCGCCAAAGGCACAATTACTGTTGCCTGAGGTGTTTGAAAATAATGCGCTGCGACCCATAGCACTATTACTTACTCCCGTAGTGTTACTAACCAACGCAAAAACACCTACGGCATTGTTGTTGGCACCCGTTGTGTTAACTGCCAATGCTTGTGAACCTAAAGCAGTATTATCAACGCCCGTACTTAACTTCAAGGCTTGGTAGCCGATTGCAGTAATTTGAGTACCACTCGTGTTGGTTAATGCTGCTTCAAAGCCTACGGCTACGTTGTTAGATGCGGTGTTGTTGTTAAGGGCAGTATATCCAAAGGCCGTGTTGCTGCTTCCTGTTGAGTTAAGGAGTAAGGCGTTCACACCCATTGCCGTGTTGGTTCCGCCCGTAGTATTGCTTAATAACACTTGAAACCCTAAAGCAGCGTTGTTAGTGCCCGTTGTATTTGAACTCAATGCGGCTCCACCAACGGCAGTATTATTGTTACCCGTACTTAAACGCAACGCTTGATAGCCAAGAGCGGTTATGCCTACTCCACTCGTGTTGGTTAAAGCGGCTTCAAAGCCTACGGCTACGTTGTTTGCAGCCGTGTTGTTTTGTAGAGAGCCTTTACCTACTGCGGTGATATTACTGCTCGTGGTGTTTGATAACAAAGCGTCACGACCAAAAGCAGTATTGTTACTGCCCGTAGTGTTTAAGGTTAACGCCTCACCGCCTACTGCGGTATTGTTACTACCCGTTGTATTATTAAGCATTGCACTTCTACCCAAAGCAGTGCCTGCAGAACCCGTAGTATTTGCGGTCAAAGCATTTTGACCTACCGCTACGTTATTTGCTCCCGTTGTGTTTGAGTCCAAAGCAGTATCACCAAAGGCAGTATTAGACGTAACCGCACTCGCTCCATAGTTGGTCAAAGCGGTAGTTGATACAAGCAAAGGCAAATCGTTGCCCAAGCCATCAGACAAACGCTTGAGCGTTCCCGTGATTGGCCCATTATCACCTACCTTAATAAGTGAGTCGTAAGTGTCCTGTGGGGTTGTCCCCGTTAAAGTTGTTCCCATAATTTTATGCTTCCCAAGTTGTTGACCAAGTGTTCCAAATTTCTACTATTGACTGCCAAACCTCCTGCTCGTTAGCACCATAAAGGTTTGTAGTCGGATGGCCATAAGACAATGGCTGAACCATACCCCAAGAGATACTATTCGTTGCAGCAGCTTGACCCCAATAGATGTCATTGTTTGCTGCTCCCTGTCCCCAATCGCCTTGTATGCCCATTGTCTAAATAACTCTTTAACTTCACGATGTTGCTACGCTTAGGCGTGTACGTCTGTTTCTTACCACTCATAACACCCAAGATGCAAAGTTCGCATCCGTATCAGGGTAAACGTCTGCATTGTTGTTTGAATTGTATTGTGGGAATGAGGCTTGGTTGTAGCTCATATATGTGATGAACCTGTCGGTGTAGTACTGCGCCAAGTCACGAGCCTTGCCTACCAAATAGTCCACCTCTATCTTTTCTGCGGTAGTGCTATTCTCTGAGTTGTGCTTGAACACCCCACCATTGCCGATGGTATAGGCTGCAAAAGGCAAGTACTCCACCATAGCCCAATGGATAAGCATCGGCTGAAGGTAGTCGTTCACCAACGCCAAGTAAGGGTTGGCAAGAGTTCCTGCGATGATGTCGTTGCTGATTTTATCATACAACTTCGTGCCTGTGTAGTTTTGGATGTGAATCTCCTGTGCTATCTTAATGAACTGAATAAACTTGTCCGTGTCCACGTTACCGCCTATTGCGGTGTTGCGAACCAAGTCCTCTCGTTTAATCCATAATGCCGTTGCCATATCTTATCGTGGGTTTACAAATCCTTGATTGGGCATATCAACAGGTCGCTTCGCTACGTTTGTAGGATTGGTCTCAAGTACCACGCCCTCCTTCTTTGCCTTGTTTACACTCACCTCTGCGTTAGGGTTGCCTACATCGGGAGTTACGCCTTCGCCTTTTGCCAAGTACGTCTTGCGCATCCAAAAGTGATGACATCTTGCCCCGCCCTTGTATAACCATATTGAATAGGTTGCTGCTCCCTCTACACCAAAACCTGCGTTTACCGCTTGGCTGCTCATACGAAGCACATCCTCCTTGCGGTACACCTTGCCCGATGCTACCATCTTCTTGCAGAACTCACGGCTA